ACATTATGCAAGACCGAAAGAAAAAGCCCCGACGCTGAAGCGCCGGGGTAGTTGGCTGCGCGAAACAGGAAGAAAAACCGCGCGGAGGGAGGAGTTAATTCTCTGCGATTGCAAGCAAGAATGCAAGCACCATGGCGCCGCCTGCGGCAAGCGCGAAAGCGCCGACAAAAACAGCGGCCAATTCCGCCAGATATTTGGGCTTGAGGTGATTGCGGCGGGCGAGTCGTTCAAAATGGTCAATCATTTATAGTCTCCCTGTACGCTTTAAGCCTTTGCTGCGGCCTTGTTCTTGGTAGCGTTGTAACTCCGCCCACTCATGGTCCGCCCAGTCCGCGCAGGGTCCGCAGAGACCATCGAGGCCCTCGCCGTGATCCATATCCGCTCCGCATTCCATGCAGAGTTGGTTACCGTCATTAAAGTCGTAAGAAGAAGTCGCCACTAGTTGTATTCTCCTGTTATCAAACTTATTTTGCTTCGCCCCAAGAGGGGCCAATTTCTACGTCACACTTGGAGGGCACTTCTAGTGGGACGGCTTCCGTCATGATCCTAGCAATATCATTGGCCTCGGCAACGTTTTTGACTGACATGGCAATTTCGTCATGTATTTGAATCATCGGTACACGACCGGTCTTGTAGATGTCGACCATTGCTTTCTTTGTCATGTCGGCAGCGCTTGCTTGGATCAAGCGGTTCAAGGCTTTGTACGTGTACGCCCGCTTCAGCCTAGCGGTGGGCCCGTAAGCGTCGACTGCTTCTTTGTAAGGCAGCGCCTTGTTCATCTGGAACGTATCGGGCTCCCACAGATCAAAGCGGCACTTACGGCCAAGGAGCGAGCGCAGGGTGCCTTGAGACGATTTCTCGTTCAAGCGGTTGGTGACGCCATTCATCAGGCCCTTAACGAACGGCACTCGTTCATTGTACTGGTCCCGCAGGCTTTTTGCCTCATCTACGGACACGTCCAGTTGTTCGGATAGCTTGTTGACGCCCATGCCGTACATCATGCCAAGATTGATGGTCTTGGCCTGTTTCCGCGGAATGGTAGCCATTTCCGCCACCATGTCGTGGAAGTCGGTGTCTGGGTTGTTGATGTAGGCTTCGACAAACTCCGCAGCGCCTTCAAGCGGCAAGTTGCGCATTTTTCCGTACACATGTGCGTAATGGGTCAAGATGCGCGGTTCTTGTTGCGAGAAGTCGATGGCGGCCCATTGGTTCCCGTCTTCTGGTAGGAACAAACTACGGATCAACGGACCTAGCTCAGGATCGCGGGCCGGGATTTGTTGGAGGTTAGGGTTGGACATTGAGAAACGCCCGCTGACCGTGCCTCCATCATCAGAGCGGATTTGGTTGATGTGCGCGTGTATTCTGCCGTCACTGTGGCAGTGTTTCATGATGCTGTTGATGAACGTGCCTGACGTTTTGTTCAGGTTCCGCGCTTCGACAACGAGCTTTGCCAGCGGGTGTTCGTTTTCTTGCAGGAAAGCTTTAGTAAACGACGGCGCACCTTTCTCGGTTTTTGGATAGGCAATGCCGATACTGTCGAATGCTTTGGCAAGCGATTGCGCTGCCCAGATTTCCACGGCACTTCCAGCAATGTGTTTGATCTGCGCGTGTGCTTCTTTCTCGCGCTTGAGCAGACTATCTCGAACGCGCTCAATTTTGTCCACGTCTACGCGAACGCCACGCATGGTCATGTCGACCAGACAAGGCAGCAGGTCCAGTTCGAGGTTTGCGATATTCCACAAGTCTTCTTTGCCAAGTTGAACGGAGAAGTAGTTCCAAAGTTCGAGGGTCAGTTCAGCATCGCCCTGCGCATACGGTCCGACGTACATGGCGGGCATCTTCCACATTTCTGCTTTCGGATCGATTCCGAACTCACGAGCCGCTTCCACTAGACCTTTCTCGGACTTGACTTTGCCCAAGTGGTCGTAGGCAAGAGAGTTCAGGCTGTAGCTGAAGCGGTTCTCGTCCAACAAGGACGCCACGACCATCGTATCGATTATGCGTCCATGGACTTCAAACCCTTCGGCTCTGATCCATCCCAAATCATACTGTGCGTTGTGCATGATCTTATCTGCGGGGCACTCGAAGACTTTTTTCAGCCATCGTCGCACAATCTTTTCGTCTAGGTTGCCCCCACCGAAGTGTTTGACCGGCAGGTATCCTGCCCAGTCTTCCACGGCGATAGCATAGCCCACGATGTATCCATCCTTGGTGGGCCAGCCCGGTCCATTTTGCTTTAGGTTTGAGTCTTTGGTCTCTACGTCAATTGCTATTCGCTTGGCTGACGTCAAATCCGGTAATTCTTCGGGCGGCACCCACTCACTTTTTGGAGCGAACATCGCCATCTGTAGTCCTCTGGCCACGGAGTGCGTCCTCACTAACTGTTTCCATGTCACGTCCCGCGATAGCTACAAACTCCGCACCAAGGGCCGTGTACCCTGCTTTATCGACCCATGAGTCTTCATGGTCTATTGTTTCTATCAGGCGACTTGTCTTCACCCAATCCATCATAAGAGCCACGTGGGCAGGGGTTAGGTAGCCGGGGTTGTCTAGTGCCCCTCGCATGATAACGTTCCAGCCTTCTGCTATGCGACTGTGATTATCGTATGCGTCCCCATAATCTTTTGCGCGGTCGCCGCTGATGAGGTTACCGGCGGTATCCAACAGTTCTTGTCTGTTCATTAGTGCACTTTCCCAGCGTACCCGGTCAGGACAAACTTCTGAAGCTCAGGGTCCCACGTAAGGTGAACAGTGGGGAAGTTGTCATCCCTTGTGTTTGTGGGCATTTGTCCGAAAATTTCGTCTGGCGTCATTTGCTTCAACTCGTCATATGTTAGCTTCTTCATAGGTCATAGCTCCTTGAGACGTCTTCGGCGTCTACGATGTAGAGGTTTTGTTTGGTCCGTGTCACGCCGACATAAAACACACGGTGCATGTCATCCGGACTGATGCGCATCTGTTCGTCTGCTGCTGGACTGAGGTCCGTGAACAGTACGACGTTATCTGCTTCCCCGCCTTTTGATCCGTGGATCGTGGATGCTGTAATGCGAGGGATGCCGTTGAATTTTTCACCTCGACGCAGCAGAGCTGTGATGTAGGCCCGATCTGTTTCTGGCAGTTTATCCATGGCTTCCGACCAGATCAGCTTTGTATCGGCTAATAGACCATGATTATCGATCAGGTCTTGCATGGTCACGGTGTCTTGTTCATCTAGCCCCGGGAGCTTTTTGAAGCCTCGTTTGACCCTATCGCCGGTCGACATGAAGCTGTAAATCTTGCGGGCGACTTCTGCGGGAACTTCGTTTCCTTTACGCAATTGCTCCCATCCATTTACGGCATCAGAAATCTTTTCGCTGATGGACCGGTGGCCGCGATAGTTGAACAAATAACCGTTTGATTTCAAGTCGTTAGCTACCGGCTGTAGCTGGTAACCGGCTTGGGATAAGATGAGCCACGAGCCTTGCGCCATATCGAGCGCGTTGATAGTGTTGATCCGCGCCACGTGACCCGCTTTTTCCTGAGGTTCATACCGTTTTGGAAACCGACGGGTTATGCGGCGCACCACACCTTCCGCAACTTTATGGACTTCGCGTGGTACTCGGTAAGACCGGGACAACGTTTCGCTGCCGCCCGGCAAGTTAATGAAGTGATCCACGTTTGCGCCAGCCCAGCGGTAGATGGCTTGGTCGTCGTCGCCTGCGGCGTACATTCGCTTCGAATGGTTGTCCAGAATATGAGCGATGTCCCACTGTAGGTTGCTCAAGTCTTGCGCTTCATCGAGAAAGCACAGATCGAAGTGTGGGCAATATTTATCGGACTGCCTTACAAACTCTGCCAGCATGTCGGTGAAGTCGTAAAGACCCATCGTCTGCTTGTATTCTGTCAGGCACTTGTCGATGTAGCTGACAGCATTCCAATCCTGATCGATGGTGCTCTCGTTGTATTGTTCGCGCAGCGGAACCTTGCGCAGACGCGCCAAGTTAATCAGGCCAAGCACAGGATCGCTGGCCGAGGTCACTGATGGAACATCCTCGAACTGGTCGTGTTTTGCGCCGACAAGGTTTACCCCGATGGCGTTTCCGAGCTCTTTGTAATGCGAGGGCTGCATGACCTGCTCGGGCCTAATGTCGGAAGACGTTAGTGCCAGCGAGTGCAGGGTCCGGAAGTACATCAGGTCTTTCTTGGGGTCCAACCCAAAGCGAGTTGCTGCCCGTTCCTTTGCTTCGTTTGCAGCTTTGCGGGTAAATGCGAGGAAGGCGATACGATGGGGGTGTATTCCGCCTTCCAAGGCGTCATCTACCATATTTAGCAGGGTTGTAGTTTTGCCCGTGCCCGGCGGTCCAAAGATTCGAAACATCGGGGTCTACCTCCTCAATTGCTGCGATCAGCTCTTTCAAGCTGCGCCGACCAAAGGTTGGTTCTTTTATTAATTCTTGTGGCGTAACGGTATCGACGAAGAGACGTACGGGCAGATCGTACAACTGCATGTTCTTCAAAACATTTTGCACCCGCGACGATATGTTAAGTGCGCCGACAGGTGTCATGCCCTTTGTCTTCTTAGCAGCTTCCGCCCAACTTTTGTGCTTCATCAGATTGGTAGCCCTGACAACAATCTGCCGAACCCGCTCCCGCGAAATATTGTACTGGGCTCCTATACTGCTCAGTGTTCGCTTTTCAACGACGCGCATACGATAGATGGTCCAATTCCGGTCTCGGAACGGTCCGGCAAAGTCGTAGCGGTTTCCAACGTTTTTCATTAGAAGGGGGCCTCTCCTTGGTTCCCAAACTGTGGTGGGTCGATTTCTATATCCACACTGTCGAAGGCCGGTATCTTCCAGACCCGTGTTGCGCGGCCTTTGATCTTGAGGACCACGCTCTCGCCATTGATGTCACGCAAACGCTGGGCGATCTTGTGTGATTTGTATTCGAAGAACTTGTTCTTACGCAGGAAGGACTCGAAGTCTTTCAAGCGGAAATATGTAAGCGCTGTCTCTTCGTCGGTCCAAGGGCGGCGGAGCAGAATTTCTTCTTTGTCTTGCGCCTGTTGTAGGTGACGGCAGAACTCTTCAAGGTAGTCGTAGAATTGACCGCTGACGCTGGCGTCCTGAGACACTTCAATGATTGCGCTCTCGTTATCGCGCATCTCGGTGAGCAGGGTACTGATGCGGCTTTCCCACTGCTGCTTAGCCACGGACCGCGGCATGAAGTTAAGCTGTTCCATGCAGGACCGCTGGAACGTCATTTGATTCATGAGGGCTTCTGTATCAAGCTCCAGAGGCTCGCCGTTGACGTCCATGAACCAGACTGGCGGGGTAGAGTTGTACTTTCGCAGGTTCGCGATTGTGGCCCCTGCTACCGCGGCTCCTATGCCATTCTTTCTGGTACGGCACAGCTCTTTGTTGCAGTAAGCGTTGATAGGAGCGTCGTTGCACTTATAAGCGTAGTCTTTTCTCTGGACCTGCTTGGCAACTATGTTGACCTCCGGGAGTGGAAGCGGCGGAGATAGGTGCTCCATGTTGTATTTAAGAATTTCGGATTCCCAACTATCAGGATACGCTTTACGCAAGTAAACTCCGATGTTGAACAACCCATTATTGCGGCCACCTTCGCTAATTCCCATCTTACAAAGTATCTGCAAGCAGGGCGGGCCATCCTGTAGCAGTTCAGTCTCGCCACTGCCTACGACTTGTAGCTTAACAACTTCTTCCGGCGTCTGGACATATTTATTATACAGATCAAAAAATTCGTCTATTGACGCCGATGTTCCGTCGTCGAGAAACGCGTACCGCAGACCGTTTTCATGGTCATAATAGGGCAAGTTAAGAAAGTTGCCTACGTCACCGCGATCCAAGTGCAACTTTACCTGCTTTGGAAATATCTCACTCTCGCCATATCCGAGGGCCGCGGACATGTGTTGCAGAGCCTTCTGCATATCCTTTGCTTCGACCCAATCCTTGGAGAACAGGAAGCAGTGCGCTCCGCCGGATTTGGAACGGCATACGACGAGCGGTAATTGTATCCGCCGAATTTTATCAATCAGCAACTTGTGGTCGAGAGGATACTGATCAATGTCAATGCAGCCCCACTTACAGCAGTTGTCTTCGTTGATCGGGATGATGCCAAGACCACTCCCTTTGCCCGACAAGTGGTTCTCCCACAGCTTCGCGGTCCGCGGCTCGCGTAAGACGCCCGCCTTTCCTTTGGCTTTGCCGTTTGCTCCGGTGTTTTCTATTTTGAAGTAGCCATGGGCTTCTTTTAGTCCATCGAAGATGGACGCAAACTTTTCTAACGACATTCTTGCCCCCTACGGAAAAAAGCGCCGGGGCGGGAGCCCCGGCGCAAGACGATCAAAACGGTATGTCACCGTTCGGAGTTTCGTCATCCGTATGTTTGACAACAACATCGCCAGCACTGATGCTGTCGGCAAAGCCCTTTGCACGCGTGTACAAAGCCGCGTCAGTGATGGGGCCTTCCAGCGACATCTCCCAGCCATGCCATGAACCTTTGGAGTTTTCCTCCCCAATCGTTTTCAGGTGGTAGATGTGTGAGAAGCGAGGCGGGGTGAAAGGACCGTTTTTACCCTGCATCTGGCGCGATGCCATGATGCTGTTCCATTTACGCGACTTCTTGAGCTGCGTGGATTTCATAGCAATCAGAGCGGTCTCCGCCGACCCATCTTCCTTCAGGACGACCACAAAATGCTGGTGCGTCTCATCAATGTAATCGCCGTCGCCTCCAACAACGTACTCTTTGTTGTCGTCGGGGGAACGCTCGGTCTTAGGACGCTGGTCTTGCGGCTCGTAAATTGCCACGGGCGCACCGCTTCCGCTGCCACGCGGAGCCCACTGAATGAACCGGCGCTGGTAAGCACACGGGATTACGCGGATGCCCGCCTTACCTTTGACGATTTCACCAGTGACGGTGTTATAGATGTCGCCCTTACGAGCCTCTTCGTTTTCGTCCAACACAGGGTCATTACCGGACAGAACCTTGAGAAACGGAAGAGCCATGTCTTCCTGTCCCATGTTCTCCACGCCACGGCCTGCGTCGGCCTCAAACATTGATGAATCAAACTCCGCAACGGAGGTGTCTTCTTTCGCAGCTACTGCTTTGCTACCGGCCATGATTATTTACCTTTCTTGATGACTGCACGTTGACCAATCCACGCTCCGAAAAGCTCCATAGGAAAGTCGTCCCCTTCTTCCACGCGTTCTTTCACGAAAGCGCGTAGCGTCTGCGGATGAATTTCGGTCTTTTGCTCTGGAACGTAACCTTGTTTCTGCGCGAACGCAGTAAACGAACTTGCCAGATCGTCCTCTCCACGACCGAACTGGCACAAGACAGTATTTTTGATAATGTCATCGTACCCGTGGTCCCGGAGCCATTCGTGTGCTTTTGGACGATTGTCTACGAGGATAGACGCCCCATATGTTTGCTTAACTTCGACTTGTGAACCGTCGTCGAGGCTAAACGAAGAGATGCCAATCTCTGCAAGCATTGCGGGCATGTCTTCATCCGTAAGCTTCAGAAGAGACTTCTTCTCAGCTTTGAGGTCACCCTCCAAGCTTTTGATGCGGTCCTCTTTGTCCCGGATTTGGCGGGCCAACGCAGCCACCGAAGTGAGCCCTTGTTGGTCAAGCTTCTCGACAGATGTAGCAAGAGTTTCTTCGAAATCCTGCTCCATCAATTTTGTGATGTCGTCACTCATCGTGTGTCTCCTTTCGTGGTTAAAGGCACCGTTCGGGCCTTGACAATTGCTGATAATATCTCATACCCTGTGCCTGTCAACCAGTATTTTCAACGGGGATCGAAATGTACGGATTTAAGTTCAAAACAACGCCCTACGACCATCAGCGCGAGGCATTGTCAGACTCGTGGGCCGCGGAGTATTACGCGCTGTTCATGGAGATGGGGACGGGCAAATCCAAAGTCGCCGTCGATAACATGGCCATCCTGTATGAGGCGGATAAGATCAACGCCGCTTTGATTGTTGCGCCGAAGGGTGTGTACGACAACTGGGTGCAGGGAGAGATACCGGCGCACCTTCCCGACCGGATAGAGCGGCATATCTTGCGCTGGCAACCTAACAAAACGCAGAAGTATGAGAAAGAGCTGCGCGAGTTCATCTTGGACAAAGAGCCGAAGCTTAAATTCTTTGTGATGAACGTCGAAGCTTTCTCCACGCCCCGCGGGTTTGAGGCAGCGCAGGCGTTTCTGTACCAGAACCCCGATAACATGGTGATCGTGGACGAAAGCACGACCATCAAAAACCGCAAGGCGCAGCGCACGAAGAACATTGTGAAGCTGCGGGATATGTCGAAGTACCGTCGTATCCTGACGGGATCGCCGATCACCAAAAGCCCGATGGACCTGTTCTCGCAGTGCGATCTGCTTCAGGAAAAGTGTCTTGGGTTTAACAGCTATTTTGCCTACCAAAGCCGCTACGCCAACGTGCAGAAGCGCACGATGGGGCACCGCAGTTTTCAACAGATCGTTGGCTACCGCCGCTTGGACGAACTTTCTGCAAAGTTAGACAAGTTCAGCAACCGGGTTCTGAAGAAAGATTGTCTGGACCTGCCCGAGAAGGTTTATGTGCGCCGCAATGTCGATCTGACGACCGAGCAGGACCGTCTGTATATACAGATGAAGAAGCTGGCATTGGCGAAGATGGAAGACGGTGAACTGGCCACGACCGCCAGCGTTCTCACGCAGATCATGCGACTTCAACAGATTTGCTGCGGTCACTTACAGCCCGACGAAGGCCCCATTCGCTCGATCAAAAGTAACCGGCTCCCGGCACTCATGGAGGTTGTTGAGGAAGTACAAGGCAAGGCGATTATCTGGGCAACCTACACTCACGACATCATGGCGATCCAAAAAGAACTTGCTGGGGTGTATGGCGAGGAAAGTGTGGCCTGCTACTACGGTGCGACCCCGCAGGATGAGCGGCAGGAAATCGTAAATCGGTTCCAAAACCCTTCTGATCCGCTGCGCTTTTTTGTCGGACAGCCCAAAACAGGCGGATATGGCATCACTCTGACCGAGGCCAACACCACAATCTACTATTCCAACAGCTATGATTTGGAAATCCGACTGCAATCAGAAGACCGCGCGCACCGCATCGGTCAGCAGAACAAGGTTACCTACATCGACCTTGTATCCCCAAACACTGTCGACGAAAAAATCCGTGAGGCGTTGCGGAACAAGATCGACGTTGCAGGTCAGGTGCTAGGCGAGGACGCCAAAGACTGGCTGCGCTAACCCAAATTCCGGTTCGGCAAAGCCGCGAACTTTCGATAGTATTCAATGCCCATCGCGGTATCGTCCTCATCCGGCATCGGAGGTGACTCCCCCATAATGTCTGGGATTGACGGTCGTCTTCTCCGAGGCGCGGGTTGCGGGGGTGGCGCAGAAGCTGGAGCGAAAATGGACCCCACGCCTGTTGTAAGATACTCGCTCTGAACAGGTGCAGGTGGGACGTATTCTGGCGTACCAAGGCCCTCGGGCCGCGGTTGAGGCATCAGGGCCGGGGGTTTCTTGTCTGCGAACGTATAGAACTGGTCCATCTCGGGCAGGATTTCGGCGGTGTCTACCCCTTGAATTTGCGCGACGTAGTTGCGCGTTTCTTCGAAGGGTGGAACGCCATTGTATTTCTGCACATTGCCGGGTCCTGCGTTGTAGGCAGCAAGAGCCAAGGGCACTGATCGAAAAGTTCGAAGCTGCTGGCGCAAGTAACGGGCTCCGCCGCGGGCATTCTGCAACGGGTTGTTCGGGTCGACTCCTAGCTCCTCTGCGGTGCCGGGCATAAGCTGCATTAAGCCAATAGCGCCAGCTTCGCTGACAGGGCCTTGTCGACCTTTGTTTTCTGTCCACATCACGCGCAAGAAAAGCTCGGGGTCTACCCCCTCTTCCGTAGCGACGTTCACGGGGTCAAAGCCGTAGTCGTTTATGACTTTCTCGCGCATTGCGGATAGGGCTTCATCCGAAATAGATGAAACGGCTCCGCCTTCGGCAAAAAGTTGCGTATTATCTACGCTCTGGGAGAACGGTTGCGGCTGCTGTTGATAAGGCTCCGGCATTGTCTGCATGTAATTTTGAGCCATGGGGCCGCCACCAAAGCCGAAACTCTCTTCTGCGCCAAAGTGTGCCCGCTCTGCCTGATCCACAAGACCCACAAATTCGTCGACTTGTTGAGCTTCCGGAGACACATAAGTTTCTTGCAAGTAATCTCTGTAAACGTTCAGGGGCTGCGAGCGCATCATGCCCATTTGGTTTTGAAAACTTTGGTTCATTTGATTAAACATACCGCCGATACCTAGTGTATCAGAGTTTCCCCGCTGCGAGACGGGCGCAGGTAATGCCTGCTGCGAGACTGGCGCAGGTGCTGGTCGAACGATTGAATTTGCAAAGCTCATCTCGGCCCCTCCATCAAGCTGCCAATACCAAGGAGTTCACGATCCTCGGGGAATAAAGCTGCAAACCTAGCCCGGTTCACAGGACCACTAGGTGTCGCCGAACTTTGGTCAAACCTACTAGGATTTCGATTAAAAGGCTCTGGTTCGGTTTTTGGAATAGGTGGCCCACTAGGAACAACCGGTGCTGATTTTTGTACCGGTACAACCGGTGCAGCATTATTGTTCGTAGCAGGCGCGTTCTCCCCGCTTCCGGTGGGAACTTCCACGGGAGGAATTGGTTGCCCCTCCGGACTTTGGTCTGAAGAGAATGTTTCTTGTATAGCTTCACCACCCAATCGTCTTACGGGCATGATGACGTAATTTTGAATAGCCAGTTC